GCAGTTGATGGAACCTTTAGTGGTAATGTTTCTATTGCTGGAACATTAACAAAAGAAGATGTAACAAATATTGATTCTGTTGGAATTGTTACTGCTGGAAAGGGACTTAGAGTTACCACTGGTGGAATAGATGTAACTGCTGGTATTAGTACTTTTAGACAGGGTATTAATGTAGCAGGACTTTCTTATCTTGATGGTGATGTATCATTTGTTGGTGCGGCATACAATCTATTATGGGATAAGGATACAAGTAAACTAAAATTCTATGACTTAGCACAAGCTACATTTGGTGATGGAAATGACCTACAAATTTATAGCGATGGGACCAATGGAATTATTAAAGGAAATGATTCCACAAATATTTTAGGAATTACTTCAGTAACTTCAGTAGATTATTATGGTACTGATGCTACTTTAACTGGAACATTAACTGCTGGATTAATCGATGGAGGATCTTACTGATGGCAAAACCAACAACTAGACAAGAATTTAAGGATTATTGTTTGAGACAATTAGGAGCTCCTGTATTGGAGATTAATGTCGATGACGATCAGGTAGATGATTTAATAGATGATGCTTTACAACTTTTCAATGAACGTCATTTCGACGGTGTTGAAAGGATGTATTTGAAATATAAAATAACGCAAGATGATATTGATAGAGGAAAAGCAGATCCTACTACTGGTGTTGGTATTGTTACAACAACTGCCAATTCTACTAATGTGAGTGGTGTAGGAACCATGTCATTCAATTGGTATGAAAATTCTAATTTCCTCCAAGTTCCAGAATCAGTGATCGGCGTAGAAAAGATATTTAAGTTTGATACTAGTTCTATTTCTGGTGGAATGTTTAGTATTAAATATCAGTTATTCTTAAATGACTTATATTATTTTAATTCTATCGAATTACTTCAGTATTCTATGGTAAAAACTTATCTGGAAGATATAGATTTTCTATTAACTACTGATAAACAAATAAGATTTAACCAAAGACAAGATAGATTATATTTGGATATTGATTGGGCTTCAGAACAGGCTGGAACTTATTTTGTTCTTGATTGTTATAGACTTTTAGATCCTACCACATTTACTGGTGTATGGAATGATTCATTCTTAAAGAGATATGCAACTGCTCTTATAAAAAGACAGTGGGGTCAAAATCTGATTAAGTTTAGAGGAGTTAAATTACCTGGTGGAATTGAGTTTAATGGGGAGAGAATATATGATGATGGGCAAAGAGAAATAGATTATATTAGAGAAAAAATGAGTAGTGAATATGAATTACCACCTCTCGATTTGATAGGATAATGGCATTAAACCCCTTCTTTTTACAAGGTTCTCAAGGAGAACAAAGACTTGTTCAGGATTTAATTAATGAACAGTTGAAGACATATGGTATTGATGTAGTTTATTTACCTCGAAAAATTATAAAAACAGATAATATTTTCAGGGAAGTAGAGGATTCTGCATTTAATGACAATTTTTCTATTGAAGCATATGTTAACACCTATGAGGGGTATACTGGTGCTGGAGATATAATGACTAAATTTGGTGTGAGTCTAAAAGATGATTTGGTGGTTACAATATCAAAAGAAAGATTTGAGGATTTTATTTCTCCCTTTTTGGTGGCAATGCCAGAGAGTGAAATTAATGTTGCGACGAGACCTAGAGAAGGTGATTTAATATATTTCCCATTGGGACAAAGAATGTTTGAGGTAAAATTCGTAGAGCATGAAAAACCATTTTACCAATTACAAAAGAATTATGTTTATGAATTGCAGTGTGAATTATTTGAACTTGAAGATGAGTTTGGTGGATGGAATCAAGAATCAACATCTAATCAGGAACTTGATGATTCTGTAATGGAGTACGGTTATATGACCGAATTGAAATTAATTTCTATAGGATCGACGGCCTCTTTAGGTGTATCTACATCTACAGGATATGTTAGAAATATTCTTCTTAATAATGATGGTTATGATTATACACAAGTTCCTGCAGTGGCAATCAGTACTGCTCCTTCTGGTGGAGTAGATGCTACTGCAGTTGCTATAACTACATCTGTTAATGACATATATTCCGTTAAGGAAATATTATTAACCCAACCAGGTATGGGATATACGATGCCACCTACAGTTACTATTGTAAGTGCAGCAACCACTGCTACTAATGGAATTACTACTACACATGGAGTAGGAGCAGCCGCAACTGCAGTAATAGTTGAAAGTGGTATAGGAATCGGAACTGTTAGTGTTGATATTCCTGGTGGTGGTTACCCTATTGCACCAGATTTATATTTCACAACCCCAACTTCTGGAGTTGGTACAGCAACTGGACGAGTACTTGTAAGTATTGCTAATACTATTGCACAGGTTCTAATTTCCGATGCTGGTATTGGATATACTGCTGGAACAGGAATAGCAACAGTTTCTCCACCTCCATTAATTACAGGTATTGGAACTTATCAATTTAATGAGCAGGTTACGGGATCTATTTCTGGAGCTATTGGTAGAGTTAAGAGTTGGGATAAGGATGCAGGTACTCTTAAATTGGGAACTACCGATGGTACGTTCATACCTGGTGATGTTGCTATTGGATCTACCTCTGGTGCAGAATATACTGTTGATTATATTGAGTCGGCTGAATTTGAGGATAAATATGATCAGAACACTGAAATAGAGACAGAAGCAGATGCTATTGTGGACTTTAGTGAATCAAATCCCTTTGGACAAGTATAATGTTAGGCACTTATTATTATCACGAAATTATTAGAAAGACTATCATATCTTTCGGTACTGTTTTTAATCAAATAGGTATTAGGCATAGTGATACAGGTGAAATGCAAGTTCCCTTATCATACGGCCCTGCTCAAAAATTTCTTGCTAGATTAGAACAGCAAGCAGATTTAAATAAATCAGTTCAGATTACATTACCTAGAATGTCATTTGAAATGAATACTATTGCATATGACCCTACTAGGAAAGCAGGTGTTACTCAGACATTTAAGACTTCTGATGGTACAAACTTAAAAAAAGTCTATATGCCTGTTCCATATAACATTGGATTTGAGTTAAGTATTTTCACAAAATTAAATGATGATGCATTGCAGATTGTAGAACAAATATTACCATACTTCCAACCTTCATTTAATCTTACAGTAGATTTAGTAAGTTCAATTGGAGAAAAAAGAGATATTCCTGTTATATTAGATAATATATCTTTTCAAGATGATTATGAAGGAGATTTTTCAACTAGAAGAGCACTTATCTATACTTTAAATTTTACTGCTAAGACTTATCTATTCGGTCCTATTGCTGCTACTACGGATGGCCTGATTAGGAAAGTTCAAGCGGATATTTATGGTAGTACTGATACTAAGACTGCTAAACGGGAAATGAGATATACTGCTACTCCTGTTCCTCCTAATGCTGGACCTGGTGATGATTTTGGATTTAGTGAAAATTGGCAAGATCTGGGTGATGCTCGATCTTACAGTCCAACAAGACAAGAGGATATTTAAGAGGTATGTCTACTTATGATCCTATTGATGAGGCACTCAATACAAGTAGTATTGAAGTAAGTAATACTCCAGAGAATGGATGTGTTACAAGAAAAGAGAGTCTTAAAAATGTTACTGAAGTTAATAAAGATTATGAATACACTCGTGCCAATTTATATTCTTTGATTGAAAAGGGCCAAGAATCTCTTAATGGTATAATGGAAGTAGCAGGTGAAACTGCAAGCCCTAGAGCTTATGAGGTTGCTGGTCAAATTCTCAAGTCAGTTGCTGATACTACTGATAAGTTGATGGAACTTCAGAAAAAAGTTAGAGAAGTTGATGAAGAGATGAATAAAACTACTAATAATGTTACCAATAATGCTGTATTTGTAGGATCTACAACTGAGTTATCAAAGATGCTAAAAGATGGATTTCTAAATAATAATAAGAAATCTTAAGTAAATCTTATGACAACTCCATGCGACTGTAAGGGATGTGGATGCGATCCCTGTATAAAGTGTGGTAAATCACACCATTAATTGAGGATTTAGATTATGGCTTCCAATGAGATATATTTGGGTAATCCCAATTTAAAAAGGGCTAATACTCATCATGAATTTACAGAAGAGCAGATAATAGAGTTTATGAAATGTAAACAGGATCCTGTTTATTTTGCAAGAAATTATATTCAAATTGTTTCTCTGGATCATGGTCTAGTGAAATTTGACATGTACGATTTCCAAGAGAAATTGATTGAAAGATTCCATGAACATAGATTTAATATATGTAAGATGCCACGACAGACTGGTAAGTCTACTACGTGTGTGTCTTATTTGCTGCATTATGCAGTTTTTAACGATAATGTAAATATTGCTATTCTTGCAAACAAGGCATCTACTGCTAGAGATTTATTAGGTAGATTGCAACTTGCTTATGAAAATTTACCTTCATGGATGCAACAAGGTATAATCTCTTGGAATAAAGGTAGTTTAGAATTGGAGAATGGTTCTAAAATATCCTCAAACTCTACTTCATCATCTGCTGTTCGTGGTGGATCTTATAACGTAATATTCCTTGATGAGTTTGCATTCATTCCAAATCACATTGCTGATGATTTCTTTGCATCAGTTTATCCTACTATCACGTCTGGACAGAGTACTAAAGTAATTATTGTTTCTACCCCAAGGGGTATGAATCACTTCTATCGTATGTGGCATGATAGTGAAAAGGGTAAGAGTGAATATGTTCCTACTGATGTTCATTGGAGTGAAGTTCCTGGTAGAGATGCTGTTTGGAAAGAGCAAACTATTGCCAATACTTCTGAGGAGCAATTTAAGATTGAGTTTGAGTGTGAGTTCTTAGGATCGGTCAATACTTTAATAGCTGCCAGTAAACTCAAAAATCTTGTATATGAAGAACCTAAGAAGAGAAATGCAGGTCTTGACATTTATGTAGATCCAATAAAAGATCACAATTATATAATTACTGTTGATGTTGCTAGAGGATTAGGTAATGATTATTCTGCTTTCTTAGTATTTGATATAACGGAATTTCCTTATAAGGTTGTTGCCAAATATAGAAATAATGAAATTAAACCAATGTTATTTCCTAATGTTATTTTTGATGTAGCTAAAGGGTATAATGAAGCTTACCTATTGATAGAAGTTAATGATATTGGAGATCAGGTAGCAAGTATTCTCCAGTATGATTTGGAATATGAGAATTTATTAATGGCTACAATGAGAGGAAGAAATGGTCAGATTGTAGGTCAAGGATTTTCAGGTAAGAAAACTCAATTGGGAGTTAGAACAACATCTGCAGTCAAAAAATTAGGATGCTCTAATTTGAAGACTATGCTTGAGGATGATAAAATACTTTTATGGGATTATGATATTATTTCTGAATTAACTACATTTGCTCAGAAACATAATTCATTTGAGGCAGAAGAAGGTTCTAATGATGATTTAGCTATGTGTCTGGTTATATTCTCATGGTTATGTGCACAAGATTATTTTAAGGAGATGACTGATAATGATGTACGTAAAAGAATCTATGAAGAACAGAAAAATCAAATAGAACAGGATATGGCTCCCTTTGGATTTATTGCAACTGGATTGGAAGATGAGAGTTTCGTAGATAAGGACGGAGATACATGGCATTTAGACGAATATGGAGATAGATCGTACATGTGGGACTATATGTGATAAAAAAATGCATGTAAAAAAGATAATATCATAAATATTTCTAGAATAAATTTGGACTGCGAGAGGAAAACAAGATGCCGCTAAATCTAGCATCTCCTGGAATTCTGGTTAAGGAAATTGATTTAACTCTGGGGAGAATTGATCCAACATCAGATAAATTAGGTGGAATTGTAGGCCCTTTTGCAAAAGGACCAGTAGGAACTCCTACACTTGTAACTACTGAAAACGACTTATTGAATACATTTGGGCAACCATATGAAACCGATAAACAATATGAAACATGGTTGACAGCATCATCATATCTTGCATATGGTGGTATTCTAAATGTTGTAAGAGCTGACGATTATAACTCAACTACAGGAGTGGGTGTAAAGAATGCTTTTGTAGGAACTGCTTCAAGTGTACGTATTAAGAGTGCAGAGCATTATGAAGAATTGGGATATGATCAGAACTCTATTACTGGGGTAACGGTTGCTGCTCGAAATCCTGGAACATGGGCAAATGATCTGAGAATTGGAATTATTGATGGTAGAGCCGACCAGACTATTGGTATTGCTACTACAGGTGCAACTTCATTTAGTGATACAGTAAGTAATGCAGAAGGTACTTTAGTAGGTTCTGCTTCTACTATTTCATTTACTAGTACTACTAGTATTACTGTTGGATTAGAAGTTAAATGTGATGTTGCAGGTGTTGTTGCAGCAGGAACTACTGTTCTTGCAGTACCTGGTGGAGGAGCTGCTGGTATTGTTACCATCTCTAATTCATCAGAGTCGAGTGTAGATTTAACAACAACATTTGATTTTGGAACCACTACCACTGTTACTGCAGATTTAGCAGTTGGATATGGAATTACTCAAGCAGTTCCTGCAGGTACTATTGTTTCTAAAACAGGAGTTGGTGCTGGTACTACTGAAGAACTTGATGGATACTTTAAGGGTATTATTACTGAAATTGGTACTGGAGAAGTAGGAGTTAAATTCCTAAGTCATGTTAATGCATTCTCCACAGAAACTGCCCAATCTTATAATAGCATCTATCAGTTTAGTACAGATTCTACAGTTGCTATTCATTCTACAGGTCAGACAACTTCATATGGATCTACTGCAGTTACCAGTGTAGTGGATTGGTTTGATCAGCAAACACTTGATCTTACAACTGCAACAGTTGGTGGAGCAACTACAACAACCACAGTAAAATGGAATACTCTTTCAGAGCGTCCAACAACATCTGAATATGCAGCTGCTAGAGGTGCAAGATTTGATGAACTTCATGTGGTGGTAATAGATGGTAAAGGAACTATTAGTGGAAATGCTGGAACGATTCTGGAAAAACACTTAAATCTTTCTAAAGCAAAAGACGCTGAGTTTTCTGTAGGATCACCTCAATGGTGGAGAAAATATACTGAAACTAATTCAACACATATCTTTGCGGGTGGAGAACCTGCAGGAGTGGTAACTACTGGATATAGTTCAGGATTTACTCTTGCTGGTGATACTGGTTGGGATCAAGATGCTGAAGGTATTATCTTTGGTTCGATTGGTAATCTGAATACAGTATTAAGAGATGGTAAGGATTATGGTGGTATTTCTACCATTACTTCAACTGGAGCACTTAATTCTGGATTAGATGACTTAGTTACTGGTTATGGATTATTTGAGAATGATACTAATGTGGATGTAGATTTCTTATTGATGGGATCTGCAAAAGAAGGGCAAAATGAAGCAAGGGCTCTTGCAACTAAATTGATTTCTGTTGCAGAGTTGAGAAAGGATGCGGTTGCATTTATTTCTCCTTATAGAGCATCTATGATAACTGACAATCCAGATCAGGAGACTGTGGATGTTGTTTTAAGTGATTCTAAGATTACTGATAATGTAATTAATTTCTTTGAACCTATAACTTCATCATCATATGCAGTATTCGATAGTGGATACAAGTATATGTTTGATAGATTTGCAAATACATTCAGATATGTTCCATTAAATGGTGATATTGCTGGATTATGTGCTAGAACAGATATCAATGCGTTCCCTTGGTTCTCACCTGCTGGTACAGCAAGAGGTGCTATTCTTAATGCAGTTAAGTTAGCATACAATCCAAGTAAGGATCAAAGAGATCGTCTTTATTCTGCACGAGTCAATCCTGTAATTTTCTCACCTGGTGCTGGAATTGTTCTATTTGGTGATAAGACTGCATTTGCTAAAGCATCTGCATTTGATAGAATTAACGTTCGTAGATTATTCCTCTTCCTTGAAGATGCAATTTCTGCTGCAGCGAAGGATCAACTCTTTGAGTTTAACGATGAGATCACAAGAACTAACTTTGTGAATATTGTCGAACCTTTCCTACGTGATGTTCAGGCTAAACGAGGAATTACAGATTATGTTGTTATTTGTGATGAGACTAATAACACCGCCGCAATTATTGATGCGAATGAGTTTGTGGCTGATATATACATTAAGCCTGCAAGATCAATCAACTTCATTGGTCTTAACTTCATCGCCACTCGAACTGGCGTTGCATTTGAAGAAGTAATCGGTAACGTTTAATAGAGGTTTAAAAAAATGCCAAGCCGTGTTCAACAAAATAGCATTCCTTTAAGGAAGATAAGCGATTTTAAAAGTAAGTTAACTGGTGGTGGTGCTAGGCCGAATCTTTTTGAGGTTGAGTTAGCGTTTCCACAAGCAGTTGCAATAGAAAATGATGTCTTACAGAAATCAAGATTTTTAGTTAAGGCAGCAGCACTTCCTGCATCTACAATTTCACCAATTGAAGTTCCTTTCCGAGGAAGGATACTTAAAATTGCAGGAGATAGGACATTTGAGACATGGACAATTACCGTTCTCAATGATGTTGATTTTGTTATTCGTTCTGCTTTTGAGAAGTGGATGAATATCATTAATAGTATGGAAGATGCCACAGGAGTTCAGAATCCTGATGAGTATCAAAAAGATGCCATGGTGCATCAATTGGATCGTGATGCTGGTATCTTAAGATCTTATAAGTTCTGGGATATTTTTCCAACTAACATTTCCACAATTGACCTAAGTTATGAGACTACAGATACTCTAGAAGAGTTTACTGTAGAGATGCAAGTTCAGTGGTGGGAAGCATATAAAGGTACTTCACCTGCAGCTGGCGGTGAAAATATCAGATAAATAGTGCTATAATAGGTAAAAAGATTATACAATGGCAAGACTTTTTGGCTTTTCTATTGAAAAAGAAAAGAAATCCCCTGGAGTAATATCCCCCGTTCCTCAGAATAATGAGGACGGGGTTGATAATTATATTTCCAGTGGATTTTATGGTTCCTATGTGGATATTGAAGGTGTCTACAGAACTGAATATGATTTGATAAGAAGATATCGTGAGATGGCATTACATCCAGAATGTGATGGTGCCATTGAAGATATTATAAATGAAGCAATTGTTAGTGACTTATATGACACTCCAATTGAAATTGAACTATCAAATTTAAATGCAAGTGATAAATTAAAAAGAGCAATTAGAGATGAGTTTAGAAATATAAAAGATATATTAGATTTTGATAAAAAATCGCACGAAATACTTAGAAATTGGTATGTTGATGGAAGATTATATTATCTGAAGGTTATTGATATCAAGAATCCAGAAGAAGGAATACAAGAATTAAGATATATCGATCCCATGAAAATGAGATTTGTTCGTCAAGAAAAGAAGATGAGCAAAGCAGATGCAATGAATATTAAGATGAATGGGGAGAAGGATGATACAAAAATTGTAGCTCCTGAAATTGAAGAATATTTTGTATATACACCAAAGTCTAATTATCCATCAGGAATGGTCAGTGGTAGTGGAGCATCTAAGGGTGTAAAAATAGCAAAAGATTCTATCACTTATGTAACATCTGGTTTAGTAGATAGAAATAAAGGAATTGTTCTTTCATATTTACAAAAAGCAATCAAGGCACTTAATCAACTTAGAATGATTGAGGATAGTCTTGTAATTTATAGATTATCAAGAGCACCAGAAAGAAGAATATTCTACATTGATGTTGGTAATCTTCCAAAAATA